GATATTGTATCTGATAAAGTTATTGCTGCTCTAATTGGATCTTGTAATGCTTTCATTTCATCTTGTAAATCTTTTACCTTATCAGTGATTGCATTGAAATTAAGAACACCTGACACTCCAAATTCTCCTTGAGATTCTCTAAGAAGATTTAATAATTCCCTTGCTTCTATTATTCCTTCTTTGTAATTTTCTAATAGTGTTATATTTTCTTTAGTAAATTTCTTCTGTAGATTTTCTGCTCTTATATCACCATATTCTGTTACTTTCATTTTACCCATCATTCTTAAAAGAAGTAAACCTGGAGTACCTGCTCTTAATTGATCAAAAGGACTTACTGCTCTTGCTCTTGCTATAGCTGCGTCTTGTTCTGCTTTTACTTTTGCTTTTACTAAAGCAAGTTCAATAACAGCAGCATCAACAGATTTATTTTGTATTAAAAGATTTTTTGCAGCTTCATTTCCGATTTGTTTTCTTGAATTAAATATTTCTTGCGCTAATTTTGCCGATCTATCTAATCCAGCAAATCTATCCGCTCCTCCAGTATCAGTTCCAAATATCATTGCCATTGATTTTGCTATGTTTCCATCGCCAAACTCTCTGAAAGCTCCTAAAACACCAAATGCCTCTTCTTTTGTAATGTTTAAATTTTTTGCAAGATTATTTACTTCTTTTGCAGTAATAGCAGTGGCACTACCAGTTGTACCCATTCTTGTATTCAAATCTACTAATGATTTGTTGAATTTATCAGCTTTATCAACAGCAGAACCTATTGCAGTACCAAGAATAGATAAGGCAAAACCAAATTGACCACCTATAGCACCACCAGCAAGTCCACCAATTCCACCACCAACTGCTGCTGCACCTGTTTGTCCAAATAATAAAGGAAACGCACCACCAATAATTGCACTACTAGCTGTGCTTCCAAATCTTCGCCTTCTTTCTCTTCTCTTTGCTGCAAGTTGATTTGCTTCTCTCTCTGCTTTTTTTCTTAATGCAGCTTCTTCTTTTATTGCTTTCTTTACAAAAGCATTTGATCGTTTTTCAAGAGCTAATTGACGTTTCGTATTTGCTGCTCTCTTTTTACTTGCTCTTCCTCTTATAGCTTCAACTTCTTTTACAAGTTTCTTTTCATTTTCTAATGCTTTTGCAATTCTATCGCCTACTGGAGATGATTGACCTTGCAAACTACCCATGCCGAATCCAGGTATATTCTCAAGTTGAGAAGCCTGAAAAGGCCCAACTAAATCTGGATTACGATAAGCACTAGAAGTTGTTATTGTTCTTTGAAATTTTGTAGCTGATTTACTAAAATCTCTAAAAGAACCAGCAGCAGGAGATCGTATTTCTTGTATTGATTTTCTTTCTCTTAATTGTTCATTTCTTCTTATAGCTTTTTCTGTAGCAGTAAATTTTTTGCTTCTATTACGAAATCTATCTAATAAACGATTACGTTGTTCATATTCTTTATTCAATCTTCTTTCCGCACCAAGTAATTCTTGAGCAGCTCTGTTCTGTCCTTTTGTACCAGAAGCAACAGCATTAAAATTAGCTTTAGCCGTTGCTAAAACTTTATTTAAGTTATCAAAACTTTTTACTAATAAATTTTGATCTTTTGCAGCAGATTTTAATTGTTTCTCAAAAGCATTTATATTTGTAGTTGTAGCCTTAACTTCTCTATTAAAAGAAGTTAGTTGTTTAGCACCTTTTAAAGCAACAGCAATATCTACGTTATAATTAGCCACTTGCTATAAAAAACTAAAACATTTTCTCTATATTACCTCTTTTTACCTCTTAAAGCACTAGATCGTTGTGCTTGTTCTCTTTGTTTTTCATATTCTTCATGCTCAATCTCTGCATAAGCAGCCCAACCTATCATCTCTTCAATAGTAAGAGTCTGACATAACTCAGCTACAGTTTTATGTAATTCTTTTGCTAAAGAAAATATAAATTTCCAATCATTATTAGCTTTTTAAATCGGCTTTAGCCTGTTTAACCTCCTTATCAGCACCAGCATTAATCATTGCTAATTGTATTTCTTCAAGAACAGAAACTTCAACCTCTCTTCTAAGAGATGCTTTATCTCCATCTTGAAAGATTCTTTTACCATCTTCATCTAATGCTTTTTCAATCATCATTTGCAAAGCATAATCATTTACATCATCTGATGATTTTTTTTGTATTGCCTCTCTTTCTGCAATAGTTAATGGATGCCAATAAACAGTAAGAATTACCTCATCATTTTGTTTCACATCATGCTTGTAAAGTTGAGAAACTCCAAATTTGTTTCTCAAAAGATCAACTGCTCTAGTCATGTTAATGTATAGCTATTATCATTATACTAAGCGTTGGCGGTAAATTGACAAGATATTAAGCCTAAAAAATGTGAAGAATCATCACGTTCTATCGGTGTAACTCCAACAACATCAAGAACTCTTGGAGTACAACTAAATGTATCGGTATAATTAGAAGCGTTAACAGAAGTAAGTCCATCAATAACTGCCTCTCCTAATGCAGATAGGGTTGCACTACCTTTTCCTCTAGGTACATAGATATTACATTGAATAACACCAGAATAAAAATCTTGTGATGCTCCCTGTGTTTGAGTGGTTGCCTGTGCAAAATCAACAGACATAACAATATATTTTTTAGTTTTTCCTGGTGTTTTATAAACCATATTGTCATAAACCATTTCAACAGTATTATCTGCTGCTGCAACTGCATCTGTTACTGCCTTTTCAAAAGCTGCTCGTGTGTTAACTAAAGTCATGGAGTTTCGTAATCAACGAATACAGAACTAGGATCACTAAATCCACCAATACCTTTTCCTTTAAATCTAACATTATCAGATTTACCTCTAACACCAGTACCAAAAGCAGCAACACCAAGTTTCGGTTTATCTGTAAACATTTGATTTATAAGATTTCTTAAATCACCTTGCACATATTGAGGTATTTTACTTCTTGGAGAAGCTAAAGCTCTAGCTGCATATTGTGACCTATTACCAATAAATACTTTAGAAAAAGGTTTAAAGTTTGGTATTGAATTTATAAATCTAGGTTCAACTTTTGCTTGAGAAGATCTTTGACCTCTTCTTGTTGGTTTAATGTTACTCCAAGGAGCAACTGATTCTCTAGACTCATCAGGTCTAGGTCTTTGTGTACTAGCTGTCCAACTAGAAGCAAAAAATCCAGTATCAACAGGACTATTTTCTTCTGTAGACAAATCAGCAATAACAGCTTTAACTAATTTATTTAAATCTCTCTCTAAATTCCCTTCTAAATCTGGAATAATTCTATCGATATTTCGTGTTGAAGCCATCAGAACCTCACTAATAAAGTAAACAGATAAGTCTGTCCACCCTGTCTTGTATCTATATTAACTATCTGTCCTACTCTTGTAGATCCAGCATAAGTTAATGTAACTTCATCTTGAAAATCAGGTTGATTATCTCCTATCAGATCAGGAGTAATATAAATTTTTGCTTCTCTTCTTTCTCTACCATCATCTTCAGTAGATTGAACAAACTCAACAGGAGCTTTGATACTGTAAGTTGTATCGCTTGTAGAATAAACACCTGTAGCTGTGTTATAACTACCAGATGCTTTTTTTGTATAGACAATAGAAGAATCCAAAGAAAATCCAAGATCAGCTACAACCTGTTTAGCAACACTTTTCAATAATGTATCAAGTTGACCTGCCATTATCCTCTAACTACCCTCATTTGAAAGCTACCTGCTCCACCAAGCATATATGCTCCAAGATAACTTTGTAACCACGGGTAAACATCTAAAATATTATTAACAGAACCAGTACCTTGACTTGCAGTATTGTACTTAACTTGAATATCTCCTAGCTTTACTTCTTCAAAATTTCCATCTTTACCAGTAGTTCCTGTAATAGCATCAGTATCATTTGCCAAAGCTCTAGCTAATTCAAATTGTGCATACTTGATTCCATTAGGAATTTTAGAACAAGCTAATTCAACACCATCGACTTGATAATTATTTCTTGGAAACTTTAATGCCTGTCCATCATCACATCTATCTCCATAAAAAACTAACGTATCAATCCATCTAGCAGCAGATATTAATGATCTTTTCTTTTGATCGTCTGTTTTATTTGTCCAAGTAGAAGAATC